CAGGCCGAGCCGCGGATAGTCGCTGAAGCGATAGCCGCCCGGCCCCATGACCAGCGTATTGCACTGATGTCCGATAGGCGTCAGGAAGTCGGAGCCGGCGCCGATCGCGACCGCCATCAGAAAGGCGTCCGGCCTGTAGTCGAGCGCGGCGGCGAAGCTCACGGCGATCGGCGCCATGACGAGCACGGTGGCGGCATTGTTGAGGAAGGGTGTGACCGCCATGGCCGCGACCAGGATGAGCGCGAGTGCGCCGGCGGGCGGCAGGTTGACTGCCATGCCACTCAACCAGCCCGCTATCAGGTCTGAACCGCCGGTTGTGCGCAATGTGTCGCTGACCGGGATCAGCGCTGCCAGCATGACGAGGATCGGCCCGTCGACGGCCCGATAGACCTCCCGCAGCGGGATGACGCGAAAGATCACCATGGCAAGCGCGGCTGCGAAGAAGGCGACCTGCACCGGCAAAATGCCGACCGCCGTCGCCCCCATCGCGGCTGCCAGCACGAGCAGCGGCACGGGGGCGCGTCGGATGGTCCCGAGCAGGATGTCCCGCTGCGCAAGCGGCAGACAGCTGAAATCCTGAAGGAAGGCCGGCAGATCCACCCGCGCCCCTTGCAAAACGACGATGTCGCCTGCCCGCAACCTTATGCTGCCGAGGCGCTGCTTGAGCCGCTCACCCTGGCGGCTTACGGCAAGCAGGTTGATATTGTGATTGTGAAAGAGCGCGAGCCGCTCCGCCGACATGCCGACCAGTGGCGAACCGCTGGCAATCACCGCCTCGATCGCTTCGATCTCGGTGCGCGCCGTCTCGGCGGACGTTGGCGATCGGTCGCCGGAGATTTTCAGCTTCGCTTGGGAGATGATGCGGTCGAGCGCGGCAGGCCCGCCTTCGAGCAGCAAGATATCATCGGCCTCGATCACCACGTCGGGCAGCGGTGCCAGGTGGGTGCCGCGGCGGAAGATCGCAATGACGACCGCGCCGCCGTCGCCGAGCTTCACGAGACTGCTTAGCGACTTGCCGATCGCCGGAGAACCGGGCGCAGCCATGGCTTCGGACGTATAGTCGGTGATCTCGATCGCCTGCTGCACCGAGACTTGCTGGCTTTTCCGCTCCGGCACCAGCCGATAGGCGAAGAGCAGAAAGATCGCCCCCACCAGCGCCAGCGAAGCGCCGACGGGCGTAAAATCGAACATGCTGAAACTCTCGCCGGTCAGCTCCTGTCGCATCCGCGATACGACAACGTTAGGCGAGGTGCCCACCTGCGTCATAAGCCCGCCGATCAACGCGCCGAAGGCCATGGGCATCAAAAACACCGATGGCTGGACATTCGAGCGCCGGGCGAATTGGAAGGCGACCGGGATCATGATCGCGAGCGCGCCGATGTTCTTGATGAAAGACGAAAGCACCGTAACGGTTACTACGAGCAGTGCGAGTTGCGCCCTCACCGAGTTGACATCCGGGAGGAACCGCTGGATCGCCGCATCGACGACGCCGGACCGCGCCACGCCGGCGCTCACGATCAGCGCGCTGCCGACGATGATCACGATGTCGTCGCTGAAGCCGTCAAAGGCACGGTCGAACGGTACGATGCCGACTGCGACCGCAAGCATCAGCGCCGAACAGGCTACGACGTCATACCGAAAGCGGTCCCATATGAAGAAGACCATCATGGTGCCGATGACGAGAAACGAAAGCGACTGTTCGGCGGTCATGGGCAATACCTGGAGCAACACGGGTCGAACGAGGGCCCTGCTGCCTGTTTCCTTAAATCGGAACCGATCTAAGGATAAGAGCATGCAGCAGATCAAAGTGCGACAGCGACCTTTCGCCTGAAAAGGCGCACGGCGCTGCAGAAAGGACCCGCGCCAGCGTCACGAGACGCGCAATCCCGCAAGGGCGTGCGCGGGGTCGCATGCCCGCCGGGCGAGTCCGGCTCATTACATCCTTCAAAGCGTCCATCGGATGCAACTGAAATATCGGAAAATTCGTGTCGAAGCGCTGCGCATCACCAGGAAACTGCGCCGAAACTTGTTGGTTCCTTTGATCGTAGTTGAAGAAGGAATAAGATGATGCAGCCCGTTTAACGTGTGCCAAACGGACCTTCGCGCAGCGGAGAGGACGCAATCGCCGGAGCTAAGGAAAAAACAGCCATGAAGACCGCCCTACCCGCCATCTGCGCAGGTCTCCTGCTCGCCGCCTGCACCTCCACCGCCCCACCGTCGGTCGGCTATTCGCGCAACCTCGAGCCTATTCCGGGCAGCATCACCTACGGCGGCCAGCCGCGCACCAAGCTGACCAAGGCGCCGGTCGGCAGCATCGTCCCGCATCGCTTCCGCGATAAATTCGGCCGTCAGGTCTCCGAAACCTACGTCATTGAACCTGACCGCTCGCTGCGGCTGATAAGCCGCCGCATCGACTATGATCTCATGACCGACCGGTAAGGGATCAGGAAACTGCGCGCGGCTTTTCCGCGCCGCGTCTCGAAGTATTGGAATCGCGAGGATCGCCATGAAACATGTCTTGCCCGCGTTACTTGCCGCCCTGCTGCTCGGCGCCTGCACGGCCACGCCGCCGCCGTCGGTCGGCTATGGGCGCTACCTCGAGCCCATTCCCGGCAGCATCACCTATGGCGGCCAGCCGCGCACGAAACTCACCAAGGCGCCGGTCGGCAGCATCGTCCCGCACCAGTTTTTCGACAATTTCGGCCACCGGGTCTACGAGACCTATGTGATCGAACCGGACCGCTCGTTGCGCCTCGTAGGCCGTCGCATCGACTACGATATCTTCGGCGACATGGACGATTGACGGTCGGTTCGGTTTCGGACGACAGCGCCGCACGTCCTGCCGGACGCGCAAAGATCGCTGTAGCACGTTGAGTCGCTGCATGTTTTTCTCCTTGAATCAGCTCCGATTTAGGGAAACATGCAATGGCCAACCAAGGTTCGCCACGATGAAACTCGCTTCTATCGCCTGCGCAGCCGCACTCCTCCTCACGGCCTGCACCACCACGCCGCCCGAACTGGAGCCGATCCCCGGCAGCATCACCTATGGCGGCCAGCCGCGCACCAAGCTCACCAAGGCGCCGGTCGGCAGCATCGTGCCGCACCAGTTCTTCACGCAGCAAGGCGGGCTGGCCCGCGAAACCTATGTGATCCAGTCCGACCGCTCATTGAAGCTGGTTCGCCGCTACATAGATTACGACTTCATCACGAGGCGCGATTGACGAGATTGCGCCATCCTGCCCGCTTCGAGCTTGGGCGGCAGCTTCGACTGAGGCGCTAGGAACTCTACAATTCGGAGATTGCCATGAAACACGTATTTCCCGCCCTCTGCACTGCCTTGTTGCTCACCAGCTGTGAGGTGACTACGTCTTCGGTGGGCTATTCGCCCTACCTTGAGCCCATTCCCGGCAGCATCACCTATCGCGGCCAGCCGCGTACGAAGCTCACCAAGGCGCCGGTCGGCAGCATCGTGCGACATCAGTTCATCGACCGGTTCGGTCGACGCGTTTACGAGACCTACGTGATCGAGCCGGATCGCTCGTTGCTGCTGGTCAGTCGACGTTACCGGGACTTCCTCCTCTTCGACGACGACTGATCTACTGCAGGTTTCCTTAAATCGTCGCCGATTCAAGGATAAAAACATGCAGCAATTCAAAGTGCTACAGCGACCCTTGCGCGTCTGATAGACACGCGGCGCTGTAGTAGCGGGCGTTCAGCCGACGCGACGAAGATAGATGTCTGACCGCGCTGCGCCTGCACTGGCAAACGCGACGTCATACTGCCCTGAGCAGCATGACCGCCCGTCTGGCCACATCGGCGAAGGTGACGCCGATTGCCGCGCCGCCGAGGCCGATGACGCCAAGCGCCCCCATCCCTATCAGCTTCCATTTGCGGACGTCCTCGGTCACCGGCTTCATCTCGGCAATTTCGTCTTTGACGAGCGTCAACGATCCCTCGAGCGTTCCGACCCGTTCGACGAGTTCGTCGATGCGCCGGTTCATCGACGTCCGCCCGGCATCGGACCGGTCCTCCGACCGGCGGAAATCCTCGCGCAGATTCTTCACCTCGGCGATCAGGGTCCCGAGCTGTTGGTGAACCGTGGCGTCAACCATCCCGCCGCTCCCCGTGCTTCGCGCATTCACCCTTTGTCCAGACGGACGCGGCACAAAGCCCGACGACCGTCCGGTCTATCCTGCGCTGGTCTGCGGCCGTGGCACCGCGAGCCCCGGCGAGGTCAGTGCGGACCACCGCGCGCAGGCCGCTGACATTTGCCGGCGCCGAAGTTCCACAACCCGCCAGAAACAGAACAGGCATCATAGTCAAGGCGCTTCGCATCAGCGCTATCCGCCGCTTCATTGTTTTGCCTTTCGATTGAATTGCGGACCGCCTGCGCTCCGTTTTCACGAATTTCCAGCACGGCCCAGGAAAGGGCGGCGCACACAAGCAGGCCGCCCAGGAACTTGCCCCATGGTATGTTCATCGCCCGAGCCCCAGGGCGTCCCGAACCGCCGGCATCGACGAGATTGCATAGATCGCGAAGCCGACGATCGTCGCCAGAATGGCAAGCTGCACCCGCCAGTCGAGCGCCACGAGGTTCAATTCCTTGAGCGCTGTGATGATGGTTCCACCGGCGGTCAACAGCCACGTCCAGAACCGCCCGGAACGGGCAACGGGCCTGTGCCGCACTTCGGACCGCACCGTCGGGGGCGACACGGCCGCTGTTGGCTGCGGCGTCGCATCCGAGGAGGGAGAGGCGGCGAGGACCTGGCGGAGCACCGCCTCGAGCTCATCCGGCTTCACCAACGCCTTGTTGAGCCCGTCCCCGGCATAATAGGACTGCCCGCGCTTTACCCGCCGCCGGTCGCCGTCGGTCTCGGCAAGCACAGGAAGCGATGCCCACTCCATCGCCAGCCGCCGGCCGAACTCGGTCACGCTGATCGCGCCGGAAACGAAGCTTGCGAAACCGCGGCGATCCAGGAGATGAAGCCCCAACCTGTCCTGAAGCGCGGGCTCGAAGACCTGCGCCTCCTTGAGCCACGGAATTTCCCGCAGCAGCCCAACCAGTGTCGCGCGCATGAATTGATAGGCGCCGGCAGCGCTCGACCCATGCGCCTTCGACCAGGTCTTCTGGGCCGCAATCACCTCGCCGAGCGTCATCGCGGTCAGCGGCTTCGTCAGGCCGCCTTGCCTGTGGGCATAAATCACATCATAGGAGGCGCGGTCGTTCCGCCCGACTTCCGCTTCGCGGATGAAGGCGAGCAGAAGCGCCGCGCCGTGAGGCATGGTGTGGGTCATGGTGGTACCTTTGGTGTTTGGAAAGGAAAACCCCGCTTATCGCGGGGGTTCAGGGTTTGGTCATCAGGCGCCGTCGCGACGGCTAGTCGATTCGCGGGCAGCCAGGGTCGGCTCCGAAGACGACGCGGTTGCGTTCCCCTCGACGACCGATGCCCCTTACTTCGATGGCGCTATTCGATGTCCGCCCGATTCTGGGATTTCGAAGATACCGGCGAGCCAGATGGAGGGCTTGACGTGTCGTGCACTGATATTCTTCCGGGTAGTTCTCTCGATAATATCGCCTCGGCGGATACTCATCGTGGTAACGTGGACCTGTGCGGCCGATATAGATGTCGAAGTCTTGAGAAAAGCCGCCTGTTGGCGCGGCAATCGAGGTAGCTACTGTTGCGGCCGCCAACAAGAGTTTAAACGATAACGCTGCCATTTGCATTCTCCTCGCTACGCTAGACGATTCTAGAAGGCAAATGATGAACGACGACAGAACGTTCCTTTACTGCTTCACCAATAGTCCTTGACCGGTCGGTATGGTCAATATTGATTGCCCATGGGCAGCAGCAAACTCATTCCACATCGCATTCTGCTGCTCGCACCCTCTAAAGGCGTAGTCGTCAAGCACGATAGTCGCCCCGGTGACGACCCTATCCCAGACCCTCTCTATGCATTCTTGCTCGTATTTCGCGACATTGAGGTCGATTGAGAGATAGGCAATCTTTTCGATCGGTACGCCATCCAGGGTTGCCGGCAGAAGTCCCTTTACCAAAATTGCATTCTCGAACTTGGAGAAGTTTCGCTTTGCGATCTCATGAACATCGAAATAGATGCCCGAGTTACGCTGCTTTGCCAGCATTGCCTCGTTAACAGTCATCTCGCCTTCGGGAATGCCTGCGAAGGTGTCGAAGAGCCAGAATTTCCGGTCGAGCACGCAAAAATTAAGATACTCACAAACGGTCATCGAAAGCAGGCCGGCGTTCACGCCGAATTCGACGAAATCGCCTTGAAGTTTGAGCGCTCGAAGTGCGGCAAAGCAGCACGTGTGAGCCCGCCAACGAATGTCAGGGACACGCTTGCGCTTCTGCCACGCCGCTCTGTTACCCGCCTCAGCGAAGCGCCAAGCAGCGGCAAATCGCGGCTCGTTCAGAAAATCCGTGTTCTTGTTTATGACCCTGAAGCCGTCGGCCTTGTAACCGGGTAGAGAGTCCTCGCCTTCTGCAAGGAACCGAAGGCGCTTCTTGACTTCGCGGATACCCATTTCACACTCCGCCACTATATCCACGCCGGCGCAAGGGCCATAGGTCGCGGACGGCCTAAGATGAGGCGGCCAGCGTTCCAACTCCGAGTGGGGCCGGTTTGCGCCGTTAGTTTAGCCGCAATCGTGAGCCGTTTGCCAATGAACTCGAAATCCGTCCTCGCTAGGGGTAGGAGGAAGATACCAAGTCAACGTCAATCGGTGGCAAACAGCAATCGCGCCTCCGCGTCTAACCACTCAGCGAGAACCATTACGAAGCCGAGATATGCTGGGCGACTCGCAACATCGACGTCACTGCCAACGTCGCTGTCCTGTTCCCCTTGGATGTGCCCGGTTGCGGGCCGTGGCAACATTCGATATGAGCAGCAAGAATCCAATTCCGAGACAAATTAATGGCCAAATCGAAGGTCGTGGTCGTCTTTCCTGTTTACAACGGTGAAAGGACTCTCTTCAGCAGTCTACAGTGCATCGCCGATCAGACGTTTCGAGATTTCGAAGCGATTGTTGTCGACAATAAATCGACAGACGACACACTAGCCGTCGCTGAGCAGTTTTGTAGATCGGATCGTCGCTTCTCCATTGTGAGAAACGAACAGCATGTCAGTGCACCGGAGAACTTCGCTCGCGCTTTCCAACTCGGCGCAACGCGTGGCGAATATTTCTGCCTGCGCGCATGCGATGACCATTCTTCTCCAGATTTTTTGGCGTGCTTGGTCGAGGCCCTTGACCGGGACCCCACCAAATTACTTGCGGCATGCTCTACAAAGGTGGTCGGGCCGAACGGAAGCAGAATAAAATCTCCCAATAAAGCCACCCTTGACTTCACCCAATCGTACGTTTCAGGGCGTGTGCCAAGAAACCTAACGTTCCCGGCAGAATGGATTTACGGCCTGTTTAGGGCCAGCGCCAAAGACATATTGATGACACGCTGGTTCGAACTCGGCAATCCCTGGTGTCTCGCATCCTATGTCGTGGCAGAGTTTGTCGTTCGTGACTCGGTCGCGTACGTGCAAGGACCAACATACGACTTTACTGAGGGCTCTGGTTCGGAGCAACGTTATGGAGCAAAGAGTTTCCGTAACAAGCTTGATCAACGGCTAAGGTATACATTTGGATGCTATAAGCTAGCAAGAAAACTTCCTCCGGTGAGATTTCTAACAAGGTTAAAGTTCTTCAAAATGTGCTGGAATGATGCACGGAGGAAGACGCGTTACAAGCTTTTCTGGCTTTTTTGAACTATGCATGGACTGATGGCGAGTTCGTCTTCCACGGCTGAGCACTATTGCCCACAGCCAGGGAGCGACAACAAAGACAAGTCGCGGCTAGACCTACGCAGTATTTGCTAGTAGCGAGCTGCGAAAGCGTTAAAGATCGAGCGCGGCGGTCCACACTGCGTCAATTTGCATCTCGGTTAAGCCGAGCGCCCCTCCGATGACTGCAATCAATGACTGCAACCGGTTGAACGAGGTGGCGTATTCCCATTCGATCTGGACGCGGTCCCTTTCGGGGCCGACCGGCATGGTATCAATCGCAGCCATTACCTGGACCGGAGAAATCCCCGCATTGACAAGCCCCAGACGCAATTGTCGTGCTGAAAGCGAGGGCGTAAAGGAGCGTATCTGTTCTCCTGTCGGCTGCGTGTACGGCTGGATTAGGAATTTCGGATTGTCGGCGAGCCACTTGCGAATGGTAGGATTAAGGCCGAACGTATCATCGGGTCTCGATAGATAGTCGCAATCGTAGGTTTGACCGCTTATATCAGTCAGGTTGATCGAGAGCTCGTAAACTTCCGGCTCTCCGGTCGCACTGATCGCACGGACTTCATTGAGCGCCATTCTGCCTTGGGTGGAGCTAATCATACTTATGCGGTCCTTTGGATGATAAGCCAATCTGACGAAGTGACGATCCCTCGCACACGCCAAGTTCCTGAAAGCGCTGAACCGGCCCCGGAATAGCCGCTCTGAACGTAAGCGTTGGTGCTGTACAAACAGGGGATCACTGCAGCTTGTCGCGCGGGGTTGGAGCCATTCTGCGCCATCGCCAGGACTGTCCCTATTGGGAAGCTGGTGTTAGTAGATGATGTTCCAGTGTAAACCTCCGCCGCCACGAACCCCAACGCATGCGTATGGGTCGTCCCGCTAACTGAATTCGTGGTCGCGTTCGTAATGTCCGAGGGTGTTCCCAATGTCAGGGTGCGGTTTGCGGAAATAGCACCGCCACCGGCCAGGCCATTCCCGGCTATCACCTGGACCGCATTGCTTGCAGGCGTATAGCCGTAGAGCGTGTTGATGTCGGGAGCTGCGAGGTTGCCCGAGTGCCAGATCGTATTGTGCGCTGCCACTGAGTTGTCATAGAATTTCAACGCGTCAACACTGTTCACGTTCGACAGATACAGGTAGTCACCCGTATCGTCGTTCGAGACGCGGATGCCATCGCCGTTCGCCGTGCCGTCCCGGTGCTGGATATAGCCCTTGCGGTCGTTGGCTTTCCAGAATCCGACATAAGGATCGCCCGTCGCCGAGCCGATGAGTTTGACGGCCTCACCATCCGTGGTTACGGCGATCTAAGTGAAATCGACGTAGGCGCCGCCAAGCCGGCCTGAGGGTATCGTGCCGGTCGTAAGGTTCGCGGCGTTGTTGGCACCAAGCGTCGCACGCGCCGTCGCGGCATCCGCATCGTCGAGCATGGTCTGCGCAAAAGCGGAAACGCCGAGCGTCGTAAGCGCGGCGCCGGCCGTTGCGTCATCCAGCAGCGTCCGCGCAAACGGCGTCAACGTCGTCGTCGCATAGGCGTCCGCCGCGGTCGTGTAGATCATCCTGTCCGCACCCGTCGCAAGGCCGGCAATCGAAGTCAGCGCCGCGCTTGCTCCCTGGGCGCCGAGTGCTGTACGGGCCGCGCTGGCGCTTGTGGCGCCCGTTCCGCCCGCAGTGATCGGTCGTGCCGCATTGGCGTCGGCCGTCAGGTCGTCAATGAGCGCGTTATAGGGCACGCTCTGGATCGTCGTGTTCGGCACCCCCTTGGTGCCCGCCGGTGGGGAATAGACTCCGCCTGTTCTTGGCAAGACAGCCTCCATGAAAAAAGCCTCCCGATGGGAGGCCGCGAAACAATTGGAATGTAGCTTGGGGCGGACTGGCGCCTGCCACCTCCACACGTGCATCTTTGGATTGCAGCGAGATGAAATGTTACGTCAGGACCGCCCCTTCCCGGCCGCAAAAAGCCGGCCGTAGTCCACTCGGCGCAAGCCGTCCGGCCCGCGGCTCACCGCGTCGGGGCGGGTCTTCTCCACCTCCTGCGCCATCACGCCGATATGCTTCGGCCCGAGGCCCTGCTCGCCCCTGTAGTTGAACTCGTAGAGATTGTGCCCCTTGAGCCTGCCGACCTTCTCGATGTTCTTCTTGGCGCGGCGATCGGATAGCGGGATCTTCTCGAACATCCCAAGGACATTCCCGAGCAGATTGCCGCCTCCCTGCTGCCGGGCGTTATAGGCGGACATTTGGTTTTGATAGTTCTGCTGCACCAGCCCGGCATAGTCGACCGGCTGGATCGACTGCCCCTGCGTCGGCACGAAGTTGGGGTTCGTCACCTGCGCGCCGGAAAGCAGCGCCGAGATCTCGTTGATCGGCTGGTTGCGCAACGCATATTGCTCGTTGAGATGGTTCGCGCGCGCGGTATTCTCGGCATTGATCTGCGCCTGTCGTGCGTTGAAGCTCTGGTCTTGCAGCGCATTGTTGGCGGCCGTCGCCGACTGGCCGTTCTGGTGCATCTGCTGCTTGGCGCTGTTGCCGAAGTCGGCGTTCTGCAGAGCCTGGGCGTAGCCCTGCGCCTGCGCCGCATTCTCGAAGCTCGCCTTCTGGTTGGCGAGATTGGCGAGACGCGTCTGCTCCTGCCCGGCGTTCAGCACGGCAGCGATGCGGGCGTCGTTGGACGTCCGGTTCGCCTCGTCGATCGCCCGGTTATAGGCCTCCGATCCCGGCTGCAGGCCCTGGTTGGCAAGCCGCGTTTCCAGCGCCGCCCGGTCGCGCTCGAACTGCGGGTTGAGCCGCGCCATCAGCGCATTCTCGTATTTCGACGTGTCGAAGTCCGTCTCGTAGCTGCGCGCAATGTTGCCGGCATTGCCGACGGACGTTGCGAGCTCGGGTCCGCTGGAAAATTGTTGGTATCGCGGCAGTGTCAGCTTCAAAGGGTCGCCGGCGGCCGGGGCCTTCGAAATGTCCATCGGCTTGCCGAGCAGATCGTTCAGCCGGCTCGATTGCGTGTTCGCCAGCGTGGCAAGGTTCTTCTCGGCCGCCTCCGTCTGGAGCTTGATGGCCTTCTGCGCATCGGAAAGCTCCTGTTTCGCCGTCGCGACGGGAAGGTCGTAGACGTTCCCGCTCAAGGGGTCGGTCCATTTCTGCGTCGTATAGCTGTAGGTGAGGCTGCCGTCCGGCGTCATTTGGTTGACATTGCCCATGTATCCGTTGGCAACCGCCGTGCCAATGTTGGTCGCGGTCTGTGCCGCTGCCGTCGCCTTCGGATCCGGAGGAGCGGGCGCTTTTGATTTTCCCATAGAACACCTTTTGAGCGGGATGAGGAAAAGTGTGCGCGGTTTTCCGCTCGCATGCCGCGCTACGATTGGAATCGATTGACGGGATGCGCCCGCCAGTCGTTGTCTGTCAGAGTGAAGATGATCTCCGCCTCATCCCGCCCGCGAAGGCGGGGGATGCGGTAGCTCGTGAAACCGAAGCGCCGGGCGATCGAGACCATGCCAGCATTCTCCTCCGAGACGCGCAGCACCGCCATCTGGCAGCCGATCTCGTAGAAGGGATAGCCGAACATGGCCTTCAGCACCGGCCGCGTCAGCCAGCCTTTGCTGGTGGCGGCGGCCGAAAGCTCGACGACGCCCGCTTCAGGCGAATAATTGTGGTAGACGACGCCGGCGACGAGCCTTCCCTCCTCCGTCACGCCCAGCGTGGTGAAGTCGGCAAAGCCCCTTTCGCAGCCGTCGATATGGGCGGCGACGAATCCGGCGATCGCATGGTTGGTCGCGGGGTCGCCCGCCCCGCCCCAGATGATGTTCAAGCACTCGCCTCCCCGGCTGCGACCTGCAGCGTCGCAAGATCGACCTCGATGTCGAGCTTCACCGCGCCGCCGGAGCTGATCACACAACCGACCGCCAGCATGTCGCCGCTTGCGCGCACGTTCTGGCGAAAGTCGTAGCGCAGCGCTTGCGACACGCCGTCCCAGCGCGCCACCTCCCAAAGGCCCACGTCCCATTCCGGCGACGCCGTGTCGCCTTCCGTCACCCGGTCGAAGGGTGGCGTGGTCCGGTCGAAATCGGCGCGGGCGAAGAGCTGCACCTTGGGCCGGGTCTTGGCGCGGAAATACATATGCGCCATCGTCGCCGCCGTGCGCTGGCCGAATTGACCGGCCGGCGTGAACTGCGAGAGATAGCTGGCGACAAAAGTCAGCCCGTCGTCGGTGCCGCCGGTGTCGCCCTGCCAGCAATAGCCATTGCGGGAGCCGAAGAAGAGCCCGCCCTGCAGCGTCTCGAAGCAGTTGGCCCGCCAGTTGCTGATTGTCGCCCAACGCCCGCTCAAGACATTCAACACGAAAGTCGTGTCGCTGACGACGCTGTTGTCCGGAAAGGCGACGAAAACCAGGTTCTGCTCGGCCCAGGGTTTGATTGTCCAGCCGGCGCCGGTGGCGTTCGCCGCCTGCCTCCAGTCGTCCTCGATCGGCCGCGAGACCGAAACCTGGCTCAGCGCCTGCCGGTCACGCTGAAACACCTGCGACATCGGCGTCAGCCCGTCCGAGGTCGCGATCAGCACGTCGCCGCCGACGCGGATCCAGGCATTCTTTCCAAGCGGCTTGCCGATCTGGTAGACGCCCTTCAGCGCGAAATCGTTGGCGCTCGAAGGGTCGGAACCGGCATAGACCGCAATTTCGCCCTCCGTCGAGACGAAGACGCAGAGATCGGAAAGGCCGTCGCCGCTTTCCAGCGACCAGGAAAAGCCGGTGATGAGCGAGCCGCCCTTCTTCATCACGCCGCCGAGCGGGAACACGGCAGCCGCGCCGCCGATCGCGTTCACCGGCAGGTAGTAAGCGTCGAGCGTCGCGTTCTTCAGGAAGAACTCGCGGTTCTTGAACAGCCAGCCGTAGTTGAGCTCCGCCATCGTCGTACTGTCGGAAAAGGTGATCGTCGGCGTCGTTGTCCAGACGGTGCCGTCATAGATGCGGCGCGTGTCGGCGCCATTGAGACAGACGAGAAAGGAGCCGCCGGCGGTGGTGTGCTGGAAGGCGCACCAGTCGCCGCCGGCAAGCCCGCTCACTGCCGCGGCCGTCGTCGCCGGCGGGACTGTGGGGGCTGTCATGTTGTAGATCGCGGTAGCCGTCGCCATGAACAGCTTTTCGTTGCTGCCGAACTTGTACCTGAAGGCGCTGCGGATGGCGCCCCCATCGGCTGCGAGCCCGACCTTGCGTGAGCCGCCGCGTATCTTGCATCCGGCAAGCGTCGGCAGGAAGTTCGTAAGCACGGTGGCGGAGCCCGGTGCCTGCGAGGCCATGTCGGTGCTGGTCACCAGTCCCCCTTTCGGCGCCGGGAAGGTCACAGATTGCGAGGCCTGCGATCGGCCGATGCTCACCGATCCGCGGTTGGTTTGCGGCAGGCGGCCAGGGCGAACTCTCATCATGAGATCCCCCTGTCCGCATTGATCTCCTGCAGGAGATCCGCCTCGAACTCGGCGAGGTTGTCCTCGAAGGAAAGGCCCTTCTGGCGCTTCCAGCGCCAGATCAGCCCCTTCTTCAGCAACCGCTCGGGAAAGAGCGTCGTATCGTCGTCGGCGCGAAACGCGTCGCGTTCCTCGTAAGGATCGCCGAGCACCCAATTTTTCGAGACGTAGTCGATCGTCGCGTCTGCGGAGGAACCAGCCGGCGAGAAGAGCATCTCCCTGCCGCTGAGGTGGCAATAGGGCTCCGCCGAGCCGACGCCGACGATCACCGCCCATTGCGCCCCGTTGCTGACCGGCCGGAAGAAGCCGCCGGCGGCGGCCCGCACCCCCCCGCCGGGTGCCAGCCGCTGGTAGTCGGCGGGCAGGATTTCCGGCGAAGCGGAGACAGCATGCGTCTTCAGCATCCGCTTCCAGTCGGCGCGTCGGGCGATCTCCGCGCCCGCTTCCTCGGCGAGTGCCACCATTGTTTGCGCATTCGGATCATTCGTCCCGTAGACGCTGTCGAAGCGGTCGAGCGAGACGATGTCCGAGACTTTGTTGATCACGGTCAGCAGCGTCATGGCGTGAGCCCTCCGATGACGATTTCGGCGTTGCCCCAGCGCAGGCGCTCGTCGGCAAGCCCGAGCCCGGCCATCGCCTGGCGCTTCAGTGCCTCGGCAGCGCCGGCCTTGTCGGCATCGCGTTCCCAGATGGCGATCTCCTCGACGAGCGCGTAGAGATAGACGTCCGGCGCCTTTTCGATCAGCCAGTTGCTTGGCGCCGCGGGTGTCAGCGCCGGAATTTTCGCGTAGTAGGTCAGGCGGATGTCCCCGCCGCCCTTCGGCCGCACCTGAATGGCGCTGCCGACGATTGCATAACCAATCGGCGGACAGTCGGAGATCACGTGGCTGCTCAGTTCCTGCAGCGGCAGCGCCCGGAGCGCCCGGCTGTCAGGGGATAGTACCTGCCGCGCCTCGACGAAATCCGCCGGCAGGCTGCCCTCGCCCTCCGCCAGCGGCACCGTCGCCGTCTTCTCCATGTCGGCAGTCCGCATCACACGATTGAGCTTGAGCTCCGCGAGCGCAAGAAAACGCGGGAAGAGATGGGCGACGTCGTCGCGGCCGGAATAGTCGCCGGCGTCGACCAGGAGCGACGCATAGTCGGATATGATCATAGATGTCCCTCGAAGCTGCGCCATGCGCGGTTGTCGCCGTCGTTGAGCCACCGCTTCACATAGCGGTCGTCACCTTCGGAATGCGCCCGAACCAGGTTTTCGGAATGGGCGAGGTTGAGCGGAATCGAGGCGACCTTGGTCCATTCGCCGAAGGCATTGCCGGCGGTGGTGTTGCGGCTGAATTCGTTCTGGCGGACGAGGTTCTCGACCGGATAGTCCGTCCGCCAATGGGTCCTGTTGCCGTCCTCCATCACCCAGACGGAGCGGCCGGTCAGAAAATCATGATCGAAGAGCTTCCAGTTGCCGTCGCGCACGATCATCCTTCGTCACCTGGAAGAGGATCGTTGCGTTCGGCCTTGCCCTGTGCGATCAGGATCTTTGCCGCCTTGACCGGCAAATCGAGTACGGTGCCGGCTGGAATCCGTTCCTCGTCGATCGCCCAGGTATCATAGAGAAGCCTGACGGGTACCGTGGTCGTCTTTGTGTCTGCCATTCATTTCTCCCGAAGACAGGGACCGACGCGCAGTCGGTGCGCTTGAGCCGAACTTGGAACTCGGGGCTAGCTGGCGGAGCTCAGCCCGAAGAGATCGGCGGCAACGCCAAGGCCCCTCTCGTTGTGTACCTTCAGCGTGCCCTCGCCGATGATGACGCCCTTGTCAGCATCGCCGGTCTTGGCGACGTCGCGGTCCTCCTGGATCTGGCGCAGCCACAGGAAGGAGAGCATGTCGGTGTCGATGAAGAAGGCGTTGCGGGCGACTCCGCCATTCACGGCCTGCACCCGGTTCGGGTGGATCATCACCGTGCCGAAAGGGCCTTCGTAATAGTCCGCCGTCGCGACGATGGTGTTGCGCTCGCCGCCCTGCGACACCGCATAGCGGAACGGCGCGACGTTGCTGTCGGACATGAAGGTGACGAAGACGGATTTGACATAGGGAGAGACAGAGACGTGACGGAAGTTGGCGCCGTTCTGGTAGCCCTGCTGCATCACGGAATCGAGGATCGCCTTGGTGAAGGGACGCTGCGTGCCGTCGGTCGGCGCCACGGTCAGACCCGTACCGATGTTGAAGCCGCCATTGGCGCCGCCGGCGCCCCTGGAAGCGTTGCTGGCGATCCAGGTGCTGAGCGATCCGAATTCACGCGTACTGCCGGCGACCGTTGCGTTCGTGTCGACGATCGCGAACTCCACGTCCTTCCGAATTTCGACGCCCTTCTTCAGTTTCTGGTACTTGCGCTTCTGCACGTTGCCGGCCTCCGCCGTCACCTCCTGGGTGGCGGAAATGATCCAGTCCTTACGCATGATCTGGGTATAGTTGCCGAGCCGCTTCGGCGGGGTGATGGCGCCGAAGGCATATTCCTCGCCCTCCTCGCGGATGTTGGCGCCGGGCGCGGCGAGCTCGTCCGTCTCCCATTCGGGGTGATAGGTGGTGCACTTGCCCTTTTCGATCAGCGAATAGATCGGTGTGTCTTCCGGCGTGATGCGCGACACCACGTCGGAAAGCTCCTCGCGATTGCCGACGGCCTGCGTCGTCTGGAATGTATTGGTTAGAACTGCCACTTCCTGATCCTTCTATGATGATGAGACGCACCGGCCGCTCGGCCGAGGAGGCGCGGATGCCGATGATTCTGATGGGTTGCCTTTGCCTTGGGTAGCCGTTCTCGCAGCCGTCTACCCTCCGCCACGCAAGGGGGGCGCTGTCCGCCCAGGTCTTCCGGTCGCTATTCGAAATCGACCGCCATCGCGTCGCGGATCGACCCGCTTCTCACGAGCCGCCGCATTGCCTCGCGACTTTCACGCTGCTGACGTTGTGCTTGGTTCTTCGCCTTCATCCGCGGCGCCGCAGCCGGTGCCACGGCCACCTTCTGCAAGGCCTTTGCCCTCGTTCGCTCCGCAAGAAGCCCGAGCCTGGCATAATGGGCAAGCTTGAAGAGCCGGTGGTCGACGACCTCGCGAATCTCCTCGTCGGAAAAGCCGAGTTCTCTCGCCGCCTCGAAAGCGTCTGCGAAGAAGGCTTGCCGCCCTTCATCCTGCCCGGTCTGCGGAAAGGCCTCGAGGAGCTTGGCGTTCTCTGCCTCCAGCCTCTTTTCACTCGCCGCGGTCTGAAGCTCGGCCGCAACGGCAGCCGGTCCTTCGCCCAGCGCCATTACCCGCGCAAGCTGCGCTAGCCCCGCCTGGTGTAGCGCCCACTGTCGCTGATAGGTCTCCGGATCGTGAAGCCTCAGCTCCTCCGACGGATTCGGGGGAATCTGGGCAGAGATCAGTTCCGCAACGGCATTGGCCGCAACCGCGACCCGGCTGCTCATGCTTTCGAGCATCCGCTCGCGGTTGGCGAGATCCTGTGTCTTATGCCGGTAGTCCCGGTCCCGCATGTAGCCGAGCTTCAGTTCCTCGAACGAAACCTCTTCCCCGCCCTCCAGCGTGACGATCGTGTTCTCGACTTCATCGTTTGCCTCCTCCTCGTCAGCAAGGATTGGTTCATCGCCTTCGCCGGCAGGATCATCCGGCTCGTGAACGTCCTCTATGGTCTCGCGGTCCAGGCCGTCCTGCTCCTCATCTGGCAGTTTGGCCTCGTGCGGCTCCCGGAAGTCGAGCTTGTCGAAGCTTGCAGGCTCATGCGAGCCGACAATGGTTTTGCTCCCGCCGGAAGGCGGGTTGGCACTATCGTGCGTCATGGAAAGACCTCTTGAGAGAATTCAGCGCGGAGGTGCCGCTTTCGCGCTTTCCCGCAGCGAGAAATTCGCGACTTTTCAAAATGCTGCACCGATTTATGAATCAATTTGGCATAAGGCGCTTGAGGGCGGCGGGCCTGCCGCGCTCGATCTACGCGCGCTTCACACAGGCACGTTCGTGCCTTCGGCCTTGGCCTGCTCCGCCAGGAACTTCAGCTTTGCGCAGAAGTTGCGGACCGCCCGCGCTTCGGCCGCGAAGGCGGCCCGCGCTTCGTGGTCCGTGAATTTCGCATTGATACAGCCGTTGATGGCCGCCGCCTCCAACTCCTGCATCAATCGCTCGAACAGCGGATTGTCGAGAAGCGCCCGCGCCGCCGCCTGTTTTTCCTCTGGCTTCATCTCAGCGCTCTTTCTTGCGAGCAGCCCGACCGACCAACCGAGCGGGGCACACGGCAGGATTGTTTATTGCCTTGAGTTTTTGCCGGCTGTCGGGAGGGGGGTCGTGCAGCCACCCCCGCTGCGCGGGGATGCGAGCCGGATAGAAGCGTCGTCGATTGCCGAAGATGAGTGGGTACGCACCGAAGATGACCAGCCGCCTCCGGGCCGCTTCTAGTCCCGCTCGAGGGAAAGCTTCGTTCCTATCTTCGTGATGCCTACATCCGGCGTGCCGTCGGTTGCCCAACAGGAGCATGGCTCGCCGGCGGGACCGGTGCCATAGGAGCAGACCTGGGCCGGTGTCGAGCATTGTCGTGGGCCTGGCTTGGCGGCCGTCTTGGTTGCCGGTGCTTGGACCTTGACCGATGCGCGTGCGGGCACCGCTGGCGCGGCCGATTCGCTGCAAGACGAAAGGACGAGCGGAAGCATAGCAAGGAACAAGCAGAGGTAGCGAACGGTTTTCATGCGCTAGCCATATTCTGAGGCGTGGCAGGTTTCAACCCCCCAAGTTCTCATCCTGATAGCCCTCCTATATGGACCGCCGTTACCGACTCGCCGCTTACCGCCTCCGCCATGCTCTGTTGTCGTTTCAGATCCAATTCGGCGTCGATCTGGTAGCGCCTCAACGCGCCCTTCTGCTGTATCTCTGCAAGCTTCAGCTCGCGCTCGATCTCCAGCCTGCGCCGGTCGTTTTCCGCGACAAGCCGCGCCTTCTCGGCGTCGGCCTGCGCCCGCATCTCAAGCTTCTGCATCTCGGCGTTCGGTTGGCTGGCACTCGCCTGCATGCGGCGCTGGATCTCCTCCGGCGTCGGCTTGGTGAAGTAGAGGTCGGGCGATTTCAGCCCCGCCGCCTCGACCGATTTGGCGATGCCGTTATAGAGGTTGTCGGGCGAGACATAGGGATTATCCGGCCCCAGCGTCATCAGCAGCTTTTCCTGCAGCTGCTGAATCATCTGCATCATCATCATGTCGCGCTCGCGGGTGCCGGCGCCGAGGCCGGTATTCACCGTCGCGTCCATCTCGGCGTTCCAATGGCGCGGATCGAAGGTTACCCATAGGCCACGCAGCCGCACGGCGCGCGGCCGGTCCTGGTGCTTGATGACGAGGCGCAACAGCCCCTTGAACACGCGCCTTAAGCCTTGCGCAAAGGTGCGCACCATCAGTTCCGTCTGGCCGATCCCCGCCTGCTCGATCAGCGCCGTCGCCCGTGCCGTCATGTTGGTCAGCGCATCCGGCGCCAGTCCGCTCGAAGCGTCGGAAATGCCGGTGCGGTCGGTCGCCTCCTGGTCGAGATAAGAGAGCATCGCGAAGGATTCTTTCGCCACGAAGGGCACCATCGTGTAGCCGAGCGCCGCCCGCGCATCGATGCCCTGGCTGACGCGGATCGGCTGGCCGAATTTCGGGTTGAGGACGGCTTCCGGGTTGGCGATCGCCCCTTCCTGGACGATCGGCTGCTGGTTGTTCTGCCAGTAGAGATTGTCGAGCGTCTGGCGCATCAGCACGGTCTTGACCCGCTGGATCTCCGCCATGTCGTCGGTAACCGAGCCGCCCTCGCGCTGGTGCGGCCGCCGCTCGATGATCAGGTCGGCAAACGGCACCTCGTCCCATTCCTCGTTGGAAAGCAGGTGCTCCTCGCCCGTGCCGCCGGCGAGGACGAGCCGCCGCAACTCGGCGATACCGTCATCATCGGCGTCCACCTTTACATAGAGCTCATAGTAATCCACCTCCTCCAGCGCCTTCGGCACGGCGTCCTTCGCCTCGAAGGCGTCGCGTCTCCGGGCAAATTCCTCGTCGTCGCGCCTGCTGTCGCCGGTCGAGGCCGGCAAGCCTTCGATCAGATCACGGTCGTAGCCCATGGCAACGAGGTCCGAGCGGCGCATCCGCGTGGCAATGCCGGTAATCGGGCTGTCCGCGATGGAGATAGCTTCCGGGTGGATCAGAAATTCCTCGAGCGGCACGGCCGCCAGCCGCGGCGTGCCCCGCTCCAGACGGCGGCGGATCTTCACGCTGTAGCTCGGCTGTTCCACCACCCCTTGCGGCGTCTCGATCCTTTCAGTCGTTCGGGATTGCTCCAGCACCTCCACCGCGTCGTCGCCAACGAGTTGAATGAGCGCCGCTTCGTCGAGGCCGGTGTGGGTCGAGACCGCGACCGAAGTCTGCTTCTCGTACCACCAGCGGATCACGCCGTTGCGGAGCTTCAGCGCATCATGCGCCGCATCCTGCACGGCGTCGTAGCCGTCGCTTTCGGGAAAGACGACATAGTTGATGTAGTCGCTCGCCTGTTCGGCCGCTGCCTCGTCGCCCTCGTTGACCGGCGCGTATTCCACCACCTTGTCGTTGCCGAGGATGGTGCGGATCAACGATGGCAGCACCTTCTTGATCGCCGCGCGCACGTCGCGGGAGACGACCTTGGAACGGTTGGCATCCGCCGGCACGTCCTTCATCGTGCCGTCGTAATATTCCATCGCCTTGATGCGATCGATGGCGAGTTCGTCACGATAGTTTTCGCAGTCCTTGACCAGTTGGCTGACAAGGGCGCAGAGGCGTTCATCGGTCATTGCGGCCATCAGAGAACCTTTCGGGCGGTGAAATTCCAGTTTGCATTGCCGTTGTTGGCTCTCGCGTATCGCTTCATCATCAGCGCGTAGCGCGAGGCGGAGATCAGGTCGTCGCGCTCCTTGACGATCCTGCCGTCCTTGCGGTGATAGAGGCGGAATTCCTCGAACCATTCCGCGCAGGTGGAAAACACCTTCCAGCGCCCGGTCTGCATTCGCTGCAGCATGTCGGAAAGCCCCGCCTCGACGCCATTGGTGCCGTCGTCGAAGGTCGCCCGCTCCGCAAGAAGTGGCAGCCCCTGGGCGCGGTACTGGGCGGCAAGCTGCTCTCCGCTTCCCTTGTCGTGCTGCAGGCCGTCATGCGGCCAGGCAAAGGGAAGCCAGGCGCCCCAGGGTTTCAGCGCCGCCGCATGGATGATCGGCGTCGCTTCGCGCTCGCGATAGATCCTGGTCACGTAGAAGACGTCGGCGTCACGATCCCAGGCGCAGCCGGCGGCGGCGAAAGGATGGTCCCAGCCGAAGTCGAGTCCGCCGATCTGCACCCAGTGCTTCGGTATGTCGAACGGATCGACGCGGATTGTCTCCTCCGTCACCGGAAATATCCGGCCGGAGCCAAGCCTGGGCACGCCCTTGGTGCGAGCCTCACGCTCATGCGCGGGGTAGCTGTCGATGATCCTCCGGCGCTCCTCCGGCGAATAGTGCTCCGCATCCTCGATCGTCATGGTGATGACCTCGCGATCCGGCGATTTCTCCATGAGATACCTCGCCACCACCGAGCTCAGGCCTTTGAGCGGCGTGAAGGTCAGTGCAATCGAGCCGCGTGTCGCATTGGTGCGGGTGATCCCCTCGAAATAGACGTCTTCCGGCGGCTCCTCGTCGAACCAGACATAGTCGACCGTGTTCGCCTGCCATTTGCCGCGACCTTGCTCATAGGCCTTGAAAAGCAGCGTCGACGTTCCGCCGGAGGCATGCCGCACCGTCACGCTGTCGAGCGCGCCGGAGGCGCCGGAGCGCCGTGTCGTGGCCTGGATCGCCGCCCTCGGAATGAAGCCGGTGCCCCAATCCTCCTCGTTGAGCGGCGGCCCGACGAGCAATCGCTGCACGCCGTCGCGCGTCAGCTCGTAGGACTCCGAGCCGGCGAGCATGACGATCGGCTTGTCGAAGCGTCTCCCCTGCCACCAGTCCGGGTAACGTCCTGTCAGGTGCATCGCCGCTTCGGCCGCTCCGGCCAGGGTCTTGCCGAGTTGATTGCCGGCCATGAACAGCCGCTCTCGATAGCTGGTTCCGGCCGCATGAAATTCCCGTTGCTTGGCATAGGGTCGGTAGCGCGTCAGAATGTCTGTCCGCCGCCGCCGGTCGAGCTCGGCCATCAGCACGACCTGCTCTTTCAGCATCGCCGATATCTCGGGCGCAGTCGCACCGGATGTGCTCGGTGGTGTCATCCGTGGCGATTTCCCGTTTTCTGGTTAGAGTCCGCGCTTGGAGCATTTCTGATGCACGATCAGAAGAAGGGTCGGCGGGAGTGTCGCCGCTGGACTGCGATCGAATAAGTTCAATAATGGTTTCCGGCGCGCTTACGGCGCGGATCGCTCGGACGCAGACCAGGAGACGTGCTCATGATCGAAGGCCATTGCCATTGCAGGGCGGTCCGCATCGCGGTACCGGTCCGTCCCGAAACCTTGGGCGATTGCAATTGCTCGCTCTGTAGCCGGCTCGGCGCGCTCTGGGGCTACTACGCCCCGAGCGACGTCACGGTAAGTGACGAAAACAAGCACCTCGTCGGCTACGTGCAGGGCGACAAGACGCTTACGGCTTTCCATTGCGGCATCTGCGGCTGCACCACGCACTGGTCGCCGATCGGCCGCGGTTCGGCGAAGATGGGCGTGAACCTGCGGATGTTCGACCGCTCAGTCTGGGAGGATATCCCGCACCGCCTCATCGATGGCGCAGCTTGGTGAAAGCCGGCGGGCGCCTCGATGGTACCCGCTAACTGCATGTCTTTGTCCTTAAATCGACTTCGATTTTAGGACAACGACATGCAGCAATTCAAAGTGCTTCAGCGACCTTTTGCGCGCCTGATAAGGCGCGCGGCGCTGTAGGCGTCATATCCTGCCCATCAGCAAGAGGATCAAGAGTATGACGACCACCACTCCGAGAAGCCCGGAAGGGCCATAGCCCCAGCTGGCCGAATAGGGCCAGGCCGGAACCGCTCCGATCAGGAGCAGGATCAGAATAACGAGAAGAACAGTTCCAAGCATATCGCGATCCTCCGCTGCACGATTCGCTGCTACGGCGACAAGATCATGCAGCTATTCAAGTTACCGCAGCGATTTTCTCGCGTCTTGAAGGACGAAGAACGCTGCAAACTGCGTTCACATCCTATCGAATGCTGAAAGGTCTCTGTTGGTTCCGATCTTAAAGCAGGCCGGAACGCGCGCAGGGCGGGCTCGGTCCTCAGGCGGCATTGATCTGCGTGTACCGAGGGGAACAGCTTGCAAGTTCCAAAGGCATTTCTATGGGTTCGTTCTCGGCACCTGGAGAACATGCTAAACTTTCACTGGCAAAAGGGGGGAAGTCAAAATGCCATGTATTGCGAACCTCTATTTCAAGACAGCCATTATCTTTTTGATCTTGGGCATCTCGATCGGCCTGCACATGTCGATCTCGGGCAATCACGCCGCCACCGGCGCGCATGCGCATGCCAACCTGCTCGGCTGGGTAACGATGGCAATCTTCGGCGGCTACCATGCGCTCAATCCGCAAAAGGCGGCTAGGCGCCTGGCAACGATCCAATACGCCGTCTACACCTTCGGTGTGGCCGTCTTGATCCCGTCGCTCTACCTGTTGCTCTCCGGCAACGCCGCCATGGAGCCGATTGTCGCCGTTTCGTCGCTCATCGCCTTTGCCGGTGTTCTGCTGTTCGCCGTTATCATCTTCTCGAACAGCGAAGCGGCTGTGACGACCGCAACATCGCCGGCGCGCTGATCAGGGCGCCTTTTCCAAGCGCAAGGCACCGTCGCGCGCCGGTCGCCTCGGCCGGCGCGCCCGGGTTTTTCCCGCATCGAGCAGCGGCCGGATCGCCGCGTCCAGCGCGCGGATCCGCTCGATCAACTGCTCGTCCGAAAGCTCGTCCATGCCGCCCGCAGCCGCGTTCAAATCCTTGGGCAGAAGCGAGGCGACGAGCTTCAGGTAGGTCTCGGGCTTTTCCGCCCGAATGCGGGCGATCACGCCAACGCCGTGCGCCGCGAAATCCGCCCGCACCGCGTCGAGGAACGCGCTCCCCAACTGGCCACGCCACCTGGCTGCTCCCATCGGCGTGACGGATCCAGCCGCTGCATCGTCCGGCAACTCCGTCTGCGGTGCGGCGTTTTCGTCATCAAGCATCGCGCTCTCCGCTTGGTTGTCCATCGCTCCGCCTCATTAGAGCAATTCCAGGAAAAGTGTGTCACGGCTTTCCGTCCGGAATTGCGTAGTTTCAAGACGTTAGATCCTTTCATTGTGTCAGCGAAACGATGAAAGGATCTGAGTATGCGGAGTTTTCGACGCGTGCATCCGATGCACGCGTCGCCACCCATAATTGCGCCAGAATCGCGACTCAGATTGAATACCGAAGACCAGCATTGCCTGTCTTCGTCGAACCATTTCGCCATCAGCAGGGAAACATGCGCCGCATACTTGCCGTCCTCTTGATTGCCGCCACGACCGCTTCCGCCGCCGCCGCAGGTCAATCCGGCAAGCCGCGATATTTCGTCAAGGCCTGGCTTCAAAAGGCCGACAAAACCTTCGAGCACACGACCAGTTGGTGCGGTCCCGACCAGCATTGCTTGGTTCCAATCGGGGAGGACATGATCGAACTACGCGAGTTGTCCGGCTCCAGTTACTATCTGAGGTTCATTTCCGCTTCGTCGGAGGACACTCCCTGTTGCGTCTTCCGCAACGGCTCCCGCGAGGCGCGTCTTGAGAGCGAGTACCCTCGTGTTGCAACACTTTATTACAGACCGGAGATATGGGGTGGCCGAGGAGTCACGAAGTTCGGTAGGCTCATCATCGTCGTCGAGGACCTGTACTAGGGTCGAAACGGCCGTGCAGTTGATCAACCGGCAGCACTTCGATAGCGACCATGTCGATGCTCCCTCAAATTCAATCGAGAAGCAGCGGTCTGCGATGCTTCCACCCGACATAGGTAGATCGAAAACATGCGTCCGCTCTTGGCTGCCTTCCTTATGGCCGCTTCACTCGCGCCCGCCTTCGCGGCGAACCAGAGCGGCGAACCGCGCTACTTCGTCAAGGCCTGGCTCCAAAAGGCCGACAAGAGTTTCGAGCACGCAACCGGTTGGTGCGATGGCAACGACCTCTGTTTGCTTCCGATTGCGGAGCATATGATAGAACTGCGTGAGGTGTCGGGCGACAGCTATCTGCTTTCCTTCAAATCCGCTCCCCCCGAGCCTAAACCCTGCTGCATATTCCGCGACGGCTCCTTCCAGATATGGCTCAGAAGCGGTAGCCCTCGTGTCGCCGTGCTCTTCTACCCACCCTATAAGCGGGGCGAAGTTCGCGTCACCCAGTTCGGCAGGCTTATCATTGCGGTCGAGGTCCTGAACAAGCCGAATCCGGTAACGCCGGCTTTACGCCTGTAAGCACGAGCGCCGAGAGGTTTCCTACTGCATGTCTCCTTAAATCGACTTCGATTTAAGGACAAAGACATGCAGCAATTCAAAGTGCTACAGCACGTTTGCGCGCCTGATAAGGCGCGCGGCGCTGCAGTGCCCTCCGGCAAGTAAGAGTTCGGTCCGAACAGCACTCTCAAGCAAGCTTTCAGCGTAAGCCCTTGCTTCCGCCGGGCTCATATAGCCAGGTCCCGGGGCAAGCAGAGTATGCCTCTCAATCCTGGCTACCCCTACTCAACAACCATTGCTTTGCTTCTCCGCCCGCAATCCGCACTCTGGCAATCGTCGCGGCCGGCGATGCTGCCGTTAGCTCACCTGCCCTCTTGGAAGGCATGCATGAACCTCGCGTCGTAACGCTTCCGAACCGCCCTGCGGATTCGGGTCGACGCGAAAGGCGCATCGCCGGCCGCATACGACGCCGCTACGTCTCAAGACGCGCAGGTCGCCGTAAGCTTGATCTGATAACACTTGAGAGGAACTGGTGCGCCCCTCGCTAGAGGCGGGGTGCCTGCATCAATCACTGGGAAGGCACCAGCGAGATGAGGACAAAATTCCTATCCTTGATTTATGGAATACTCCAGCAGACCTTCTCATGCAAGCCCCGCTCAGCGGCGGGACGCTCAATTTGGGATTTAGCCACAGAATTCTGTGCTCCGGTGTAAACCCCGCAATCGCGAATGCCGCCCCAATGGGATCCACGTTCCTCACCGGGCCGAAACGGCAAAATCGTCCAAGCATCTTATTATACAAACGTATATTATAAACTACTTGCATAATACTTTAGGCTCTGTTTCAATCGCCAAACGGCTGATGCACAAGGGCTGGGCCTAGGTCTTTTGAAGAATGCTTCAAACCGCATGACGCTATCTAATACCCCCGGCATCGCACGATTTGCGGACGCTGGCCTGATGCTCGCTCCGGCGAGCCGTACTATCATTTGAATGCTGTTGGCAGCCAACGCTTGAAAGCTGACAGTCATATTTGAACTGACTGCCAAGACGCGGTGCGAACCGCAATTATTTTAGAACCAAAACATATTACCCGCGTCCCGGCCGCGCCGGGAACAGAAAGGCCCTCAACGCATTGCCTTCGCGGGAGAAGGAGTTGTTCACATGCGCAACCATTGGATCTATGTCGCCATCGGATTTGTCGCTGGCGCTGCACTGTTTCTCTCCACCGCCTGGCAGCGGACGCCGCCGGTCCAGGAAGTCACCCTAAAGCTCGAAAAGACCAGTCGTCTGCAAGCCCCCACCATCCAGACGTCTTTCGTGATGGAGCGCTTCGGTCCTGCCAGGGCGGTAGAGTAGCAACTCAACGGCTGCCTCGCCCTCCTGCATGTTTCCTTAAATCGTCGCCGATTCGAGGATAAGAAGATGCAGCAATTCAAAGTGCTGCAGCGACCTCTACGTCTGAAAAGACGCGCGGCGCTGCAGTGCCCTTGCGTTTCGTCGGCGGATGGGCAAGGTACTGGCGCCGACCCATCCGGCCGGCGCGAGAAGCGAGGGAGCCTGCCTTGAATTCTGACGAGAAGCCCGCTGCGACGATCAGGGTCGAAAAGCGCATGAACGGCCGCTGGGCCTTCGCGCTCACCTATCGCGGCGTGACCTACCCTGCCCAAGGCCAATTTGGCAGCCAGCTGCAGGCGCAAGCTGCGGCCCAGGCCGCGATGAAATTGCTTGAGAGGCGGGGCTGAAACGGCCCCCACCGGTTCGCCATGCGTGTCAGTCGTAAGGCGAATTGCACTGACGGCGGCGGCCGTTGAACGGCTGGTAGGAGTTGTCGTCCGGACGGTACGAGCCGTAGCGCTCGAGGCACCAGCGCAGATGGGCATTCAAATCGAGGCGAATCTCGCGGCGGGGGCGAATGCGCGGCCCGACTGTTCCCGGCAAGGGCCCGCCAACCGTCGCTCCTGGCCCTACGCCGATGTCGGGCCTTTGCCCCTGATAGCGCGACGCGCCATAGCTTGGATAGCGCGGCAGGATAAAGTCCCTGTATTGTCGCTCGACGAAGAGCTCATGCTTGGAGGGCCCGCCGCAAATGCCGATGCACGTTTGAGCCCCTCCCGGGGCGGCACCGGCCACCGCACTCCCAAGCGCCAAGGCAATGATAAATGCTCTTCTCACTGGCTTCTGTCTCGCGCAACAGTCCCGCTACGCGCGCCTCTTCAGGGATCGCGCCGGAGGGCGCCTTGGTCGATAGTAGCAGAATGTCGACCGTCCCGCCCCTCAATTTGTTAAGCTGGCCCATGGCGGCGACACCGAAACGCAAATCGACACGGACGACGCTGACCGCCTCGTTCCCGAGGCGGGCAGTCACTATAACGAAGACTCGCCTATAGCTTGCTTATAGGTAAGGCGAAACGCACAGTCGACGCGGCCCATAATAGGGCTGATAAGTGTTGTCGTAGGCCCGATAGGACCGATAGCGCCCATAGCACCAGCGGACATGGGGGTTACTTCCGGCATAATATCGCGGTGCCGAATTGTACCTTGGCTGCGCCAGCAGCCCGCCGATGATCGCGCCGGCCGCAAGACCGCCGAACAGTGCGCCTATATCATCGTCGTCGTCATCGTAGTGTCGGTAGTGATGGCGGCGGTATCCGTTTCGATAGTACCGGTTGCTATAATGCCCACGCCGATAGTCGCGCCCGCGAAAACAGGGATATCGGCACCCGCTCCCTTTGAATTGTTCACCCCGTTCATAAGAGAACTGAACCCGCTGAACATCGGCGGTTTCCGATTTTACCGTCGGCATGGTGGGAAACGCCCCTGCGGGCGGCGGAACGCTGCTCATCGCCGTCGCCAGCGACAGGGCAATGATTGCTAGCCTCTTCATTGCCATCACCTTTCTTAGGATCTTTCATCCCTTCGATAGAGAGAATGGCTGAATTCCGCATTTGTGCCAGCGCTTGGAGAGCGATCACGAAGTGTTGATCTCCCTCATTACCGTTGGCTCGACCGGACTGGTTCGGTTCAGCCTTCAGTCCGGCACACGCACCAGCATTGAAATAGGATAATAATCCTATTCTTGCGCAAGCAAATGATCCCTCTCCCCGTAATCGCACAGGCCCTTTTCGAAGACGAGGGCGTTCAAACCCCGCTTGAGCCACAGCAATTGTGCCTCCGGCATCATTCGCAGGCCTTCGTAGTCCATCACGCAGACGTTGAAGACCGTGGTTTTGACCTGCCGCCCCTCGTCGCACCCGAGCAACACGCCATCGAGCCGCATCATTCTTTCTGTCGCCCGCTTTATCTGACGATGGTGCTCCTCGGTCGTCTCGGCGGGATGCCCCTGTACCCGGTCGATCGCTTGAGCGCGTATGCTCGGGAAAGGGATGCCGGTCAGGTGATAGTATCTTGCCATCACTCTCCCATAGTCATCGCCCGCTGCCCGCTGCGCTTCCGTGATCCGCCCATCGAGGAAGAGGCGTCCCAGCGTGTAGCCGGCAAAGCAGCTGCTCGTTTCGAGCCCATGCATGCGCTTCCTCGCCGCCAGCGCGACCGCCATGGCCTCCTTCTCGCTTTCGCGCTTTGACCAGTCCGGCTTGATCTTGCCGCAGGCGAAGCGCTCGGCATTCGATTTGCGCGGACGTCCGAGCTGCGCCTTGCGCTTCGCACGGAGTTTCTGAGCCTTGCTCATCATTGATTTGTCCTTTCGATATTATCGGGGCGAGGAAGAAAGCGCGACCGGGTCCCCGGCGCGCTCTAAATCGGGAGCCGGCGGGCATCAGGATGCGCTGCAGGTGATGAATTGCTTTAAAGCGGCGATGGGCGGCCGATCACGGCACAGGGCGATTCACGGCTGCGAGCACCGTCGTGTGGTCGCGATGAAAGATGCGGCCGATCCTCGGTAGCGACAGATCTCTCCGCTTCTCGTAGACCGCACGCATGCAGGCATGCCGGGGTTTCACCAACCGACGATCGCGCCGGACGCTGACAATGTCCGCCCACGTCACGCCAGGAAAGTCCGCGAGCACCGCCGCAACGATCTCCTCGATCGAGGATCTGTCGCCATCCGCTTCGTCGTCGTCATCCGCCCGACGACCTGACAGCAGCACTTGAGCTTGCGCGAGCAGCCGCGCCTGAGCATCGGCCAAATCGTCTTCCAACGCAGCTATTCGACGCGCTTTTGCGGCGTTCTCCGTGGCGAGTTCAGCCAGCTGTGCCTCCAGTTCGGCGATTGCGGACCATCGTCCTGAGTTGCCCGCGGAGAGGACCAGTCGCTCACGGACCGCCAGATAATGGCGATGCTGCCTTGTGAGTTGCGAATTGGTCATGCGCTTTTCCTTCCTGCTGTCCCGAGCCCATGACCCTCTGCCGAATCCCGGATCTCCCCGGAAGCAGCACGGGGCCACATCAATGGTAGACGCGGGCAGCAAACGCAGCCGTCCATAGCTTGCCCGCTCACTGTACCGTCCTCTCGGTGCTCGATGGCACGCTGGGCGACTGCATCCTCTCCTTCGGAGATCGGATATGGGTAGTTCATAGGCGATTGTCTCCCCTTGACCGTTCCACCCATGAATGACACCATGCATGTTGTAATGTCAACATGATTTATGTTACACGTGTTGCTATGCTTCATGTCATGAACGAAAAAGCTGAACGATTGCGCCAGGCACGCATTACTGCGGGGTACCGCTTTGCCTCCGATGCGGCGAACGCCCTTGGCATCGTCGCCTCGACTTATCGCGCCCACGAGAACGGCCAGAACGAATTTGAGTTTGCCGAGGCCAAGATCTACGCGCGCAAGTTTAACGTCGATCCCGTTTGGCTCATGGGTGACGCAGCGGGCGCAGAGATCGGCATCCCGATCCCGACCCCTAAACCGCGAGCGGTCGATCCACCGAACGCCACCGTTATCGAAAAGGTGGTCGGACAGGCCAGGAAAATCCCTGTCTTCGGCCAGGCCGTAGGCGGTGTAGATGGTGAATTTCTGATGAATGGCAATGTGTTGTACGATGTCCTTGCGCCACCGATCCTTTCGGACATCTCCGGAGCCTATGCGGTCTCGATATCCGGCGATTCGATGTCTCCCCGTTACGAAGACGGCGAAGTTTGTTTCGTCGACCCCAGTCGTCGCGTGAAGAGGGGCGACTATGTGATCGCCCAGATTCGCCTGGAAGAAGGCGGCGCCCCGCTCGCTTACGTCAAGAAGTTCATTCGACACAACAGTTCCGAACTGGTGCTTGAGCAGTTCAATCCTCAGAAAGAACTGCGTTTCGAAGCCCACACGGTGCACTCCGTCCACTACATCGCGCTCGCCGGCAACGCCTGAAGATCATTGCGTCTCTCGCGCCATGCAACTTTCACGCTTTGCAATCCTCACTCATGGTGATACAACACAAAACGTGTTGACATTATTCGTGTTGTAATCGATGTTGCCTCTTGATGAACAAACATCACAGCCGCGGAGCGGACGCTGCCGGCTGAGACAAGGAGGAACGGCAGATGTCCATCCCACGCATAAAATCCAATCTCCACGATCACGTGGAGGAACTCTTCTCGGCCGATTTGCTGCGATCGAGCGACGCCGAAAACCAGTCGCGCTAA